ATAGACCTGCCCCCAGTTGCGGATGGGCATGGTCCACTTCTTCGTCGCCTCGAACGTGGCCAGGTACAGAGCCTTTAAGAGCGCCGTGCTGCCCGGGAACACGCTCCGCTGGCGGTTGAGCTTCCGGTAGGTAGAGTTGAGGCTCTCGATCGCGTTGGTAGTATAGATCACCTTCCTGACCTCCATGGAAAACTTGAAGATGGGGGATACCACATCCCAGTTGTCATGCCAGCGTTTCATTGAGTTGGGGTACTTTGGCGTCCACTTTTCCGTCACCTTCTCCAGCGCCTCCAGCGCCTTTTCCTCGTTTGCGGCATGGTAGATGGTTTTCAGGTCCGTGGCAAATGCTTTCCGGTCCTTGTCGGAGACGTATTTCAGCGTGTTCCGTACCATATGTACGATGCAGCGCTGCTGCTCCGTCTTCGGGAATGCCGCCGTTATGGCTTCCTTAATGCCCGTGAGCCCGTCCGAGCAGAGAATGAGGATATCCTTCACACCGCGGTTCTTCAACTCGTTCAGAACGCAGAGCCAGTACTTGGAGCTTTCATTCTCCCCGATCTGTATGCTCAGGACTTCCTTTTTACCTTCCAGCGTAAGGCCGAGGATGACATAGGCGGCAAGCTTGCGGATTACCCCGTCCTCCCGCACGGAATAATGGATTGCGTCGATGTAGACCACGGGATAGACTTCCTCCAGCGGGCGGTTCTGCCAGTCTTCAATCTGCGGCAGTATCTTGTCCGTCACGTCCGAGATGAACCCTTCCGAAGCCTCAAAACCATAAATGTCCATCAAGGTATCCGAGATTTGGCGGGTTGTCATGCCTTTTGCATACATGGATATGATCTTCTGGTCAATGCCGGAAATGTCCTTCTGGCGCTTTCTTACCACCTGGGGTTCAAACGTGGACTTCCTGTCCTGGGGCACCTGGATGTCCATGCTCCCGAAGCTGCTGTTGATCCGCTTGGGCTTGTAGCCATTGCGGTAATCATCCGAATCCGACCGTTCTGACCTCCCATAGCCGAGATGCTCATCCATCTCCGCTTCCATCATCTCCTTCAGGGTGCTCCCCAGCAGGTCTTTGAGGGCTTCCTGGATATCCTCCGCAGTCTGGATGTCATACTCTTCCAGGAGCTGATGGACGATGTTCCTTTTCCCCTCCGTCATGACTACTTTGTGTACGGGCTGTTTTTCTCTTCTTGCCATAATAATAGGCCTCCTTATGATAATAGATTTTATCATAGAAGACCTAATGCTTAATAGCTATTTACAGAAAAACTTTCATACTCTCCGATCAGCCGTAAAAAGTTGGTCGCTTTTGTTTTGCTAATTAAATCTTTGTTGGCTTACAGATGTTAATTTGAATTTATTCGATTTTGTAGCATAAACTCTCCGTATACTCTGAAATATCACAAGAGGGTGCCATAATCGGCACCCTTGAATATTTAATATTAGAATATCTTTGCTCCAATAAACTCCAAATTATTTAGGCTGTAGCTGTATTTTCCCTCCAAGAACCACTTCCATCGTGCAACCATCTTCGAGTCGTACATTCGCATATGTTATCTCGCCAGGCTTGATTCTCTCATTAACAATATCACCATAATCCTTCCCCGGACTGCATACATGGACATTGCCCTGTTCAATTCCGACAATATCATATTTTCCTGCCGGAATATCTTCCCCTACCACATACCTCCCAGTTGTCAATTGAATTGGCTCTGTATTCTCATTATTCTTATCTATTAGTTCAATATTTTCTTCCGTATTATTTGTTATCAATGAACTACTTTTTGAATCCGAGAGTAAATCCTCTATATGTAATATTGTTGCTTTAACATCAGCATTACCTTGAGCCATCAATGCCTCTGCTACAAGAAACCCAAGTTCTCCTATTTCGTGACCTTTCGTTCCATCTTCATAGTGCGTATAAAAATACCCTATTGCTAAAAGAAATTTATTAAATTCATCACTATCGTTCCATGTATATACTGTTAAATCTTCTACATATGGCAATGACTCTACTAAACTATTATAATATATTTGCTTTTCTATGTCCGTATTTCCGAGATTCTTTGCAGAGTCAATTATATTCTGTTTGAATTGTTCGGAAATATCATCGGAAGCTGAATTTGAGTAGAGACTCTCTACTGAATTAGAATTATCCACCACCTGAATGTAAGTATCCTTTCTGTCACACCGTATAACTGGCATATCAACTTTATCAGAATAGCCAGTATATACACCAAACACTCTTACTTCCTGTCCAACGCAATCATCAATATCTTCAGAAATATCACCTGTAACACATACTGGAACAATCCAATTATTCCCTTCCAAATCAACTACCGATAATGATACTATATTATCAACAATTAATTTCTCTTTTACGGCCCCATCAATATATACTTTTGTGTTCCCTAATCCATTATCGGATGCGTAAGAATTGTACTTGCTAAAATCAGCTTTTTCAAACCCATTTATTATATTGTCATTAATTGTTGTTTCTTGAACCGAAATTATAGAAGCCTTATGATACTCGTCATTACCAGCTTGCTTTTGTGAACATCCTAATAAAACAATGCAAGACAACAAAAATAAAAAATATTTTCTTAACATAAAATCCCTCCCCCACTTGTAATAATTTAATTATAACATTTGGGGGAGATAATTCAACATCAATCTATACCTTTAAATCCTGTCTTTCCGGTTTGCGCAAAATGTCTCGATACGCCTCTGCGTGTAGCATTATAGATTCCATTTTCGTCAATTACAGGTTTTTCTACAAGCTGTTCAAGCAAATCGTTATTTCGCCTCAATTCATAAAGCAATTCCGCATTAGAGCCTTTTAAGCTTGCTGTCAATTCCGCTGTGTAATCCATGCTTATGGAGCCAGTGTTAAAGCTTGGCAAGGATACCTGTGGTGCCATAGCATATTGATTCAATAAATCATTGCCTAATGTGTAAGTAAAATTAGAACCAGGAAGTGCTATATGATACCCGCTTAACGTGGATTTCATAGAATCTATCCAATGTTCTATCATAGGCACGGTTTTGTCCATTTCAGCACTAAACTCATTATTAAATCCAATACCGGCAAATGCACCATACTGTCCCATAATTTTGGAAGGGCTATGTTCATCCAATCCCTTCTTTCCAGTTACAGTTTCCTTTAATTCATCAACCTTTCTTCCAAGCCACGAATCATCCCACCAGTCCTTCATTCCCTGCCAGAATCCCTTACTTGCATTGGCTCCAGCATCATAAAGAGAACCAACTCCTTTATCATTTGGATTAAACTCATTATTCATGGTGGTTTTAGCTACACCAGCAAGATTTTTAGTTTCAGTCTCTACTGTGCTTTGGCCACTTTTTATACCTTCCGCCAGACTATCAGCCCCATCAATTCCAAGCGTCTTAAGTTTTTCAATAAGTCCAGGGCGCTCTGATTCTTCTGCTGATGAAATTTGTGCCAATAACTCAACTGCCTTAGCCTGTACTTCGGCACTTGTTTTTGAATCACCCAACTGTTCTATTAGAGCTTCTGGAACTTTCACTCCCAACCCGGCAAATAATTCAATTAAATGTCCTTCGGTCAAACTGTGCCCATTTTGTATTCCGGCAAGCAAATCCATTGTCGAATTCTGCACTGTAGGTTCTTTTTCTGAAAAGTTTTTCACTATTGCATCTGGTAAATCATAACCAGTTTTTTCAAACAATGATTTTATTTCCGGTGTCTGGACTTCAGCACCACTTTTGATTTGCATAAGCATCTTTGTAACTTCCGTTTGGGCTTCCGGTTCCATTTTAGCAATGGCATTTGCTAATTCTTTGGGCAATGATAATCCTAAACTCTCAAAAGCACTTTGCACTTCACTTCCAGATGCTTGTACACCCTCCGCCAAAGATTTAAAAAATTCTTGAATTGGAGTAATGTCAAAGTTCTTATCCAAAGCTAAATTTTGCATGAAATCTTCCGATAGATTTAAATCCAAATTGGAAAATTCCGTATTCAAGTCACGTAAGGATTGTTTATATTCGTTAGATGCCAATATACCTGCCTTTTCTGTTTCTATAGCTTCTTTTTCCTTTTGAGTACATTCATCAATGGTACTTTTCATGGAATCTAATTGATACTCCGATTTCTCTTGTGTGTCTTTAGCATTTTTCAGATTTATATTATATTCCTCTGTTTCCTTTCTTAATCCCTCAAGTGCCTTTTTTAGCGTAGCAACATCATGTACCCCATATTTCTCTGCAAAAGCATTAGGACTATTCTGAAAATCTACATACGCCTGATTTATATCTAACTGTCCATCAGCAATCTGCTTAATAACCTCGGGAGCAATCCCTGCCTGTTTTAAGTAATTATCAAATGCCTTATTATACTCGTCAATAGCTTTGTTGACATTGTTTTGTGCTTCGTACTGATTTTTGTATGCTTCAACAAGGTATTCTTGTGCGGCCTGCTTTTGTGCGAGGCTTTCATATCCTTGTATTACTGCATCCAATGACTCTTTCTGAATATCTAAATACCCTGTTTCATCATCAATATATTTACTTAAATTAGGAATAATATCCACAAGGTCGTCTGATACCTGCTTTAACCGTTCTTTCTCGCCTGCACTTAAAGAGGCTTTATCGGACAGCTCATTATACTCTTTCGCCAAATCCCTTGCTACCTGTGCTTCTGCCACACCAGCGGTTTCAACAGCATTTCTTGTATTATCCAAGCTTGTGTTAATTTGGTTTGTTTTTTGTGATACTTCATCATTCAAATCACTAAGAGCCTGTGAAAATTGGCCTATTGCTGAACTTTTTGCAGATGCATCAGTAACTTTCATAATGTGCTGTGCAATCAGCAATAATCCTCCAGCTATTACGGTAAACGCAATACCACCTAACGCAGATGGTCCCAGCGCAGATGCCAAATTTTGCAATATTGGGCCAGAGTTAACGATGCCAGGAAGTAAACTACCAAAGAATTTAATGTTATTCGCAAACGCTGTTATTAATCCACCAGCCTTTACCACCATTTCATAAGTTTTAAAGGCGGCGAAAAAGCTTAAAAATGCTGTTGTTAATCCCGAAAGCATGGATTCAGGTATCGCATTTAATACCTTGGCCATGAATTCAAAGGCCTTTCCAGTTCCATTAATCAAAGATTCGAGCGTCGGAGATACAATCGGGGTAATCCCTTTAATGAAATTAATGAGTCCCTGCCCAATACCAGAAACAAATTTTCCAAGCGCTGATGCCAAATTTTTAAATCCTGTAGCTAAAACAGACCAATTCACATCAATCACGCCGAACTTATCTAGTGCAAAGACAAGCCCAGCAATCCCACCTGCAATTGCAACATACTTCATGGGGCCTACTAACTTAAAAAGTTTTTGCAATGGACTATAGATATTTTTTACACCCTTAACCGCAACATCTATAGTCTTAAATCCCATAATCCCGGTTGCAACTACGCCAAGAGCATATCCAATCTTTTCAGCTGTATCTGGCGAAATTTTTCTTAGAGCCTCCGCTACTCTGTTTATACCATTAGGGACAGTAAAGTTAATAAAGTCTGCACCTATAGACAGTAAATCTCCAAAAAACTCAATAAGACCTTCCCCCACTTTTGTTGCGAAAGGAGTGAGGGCCTGCCAGAAGTTCCGCAGAGCATCATTAATCGCCGGAAAATCAATCTTCATCAAAAAAGCATTTATATTGTCAACGAGCATAGGCAGTCCGGTGCCAAGCGTCCATTTTCCTACAGGAACCAAAAATTCACTCCAAAAATCTTTCAAAGCAGTCCATGTAAAATCTCCCAGACGAGCAAGCCCTTCATTCCAAAGTCTCTTTAAAGATTCCCTGGTTGGTTCTGCGGCCTCCCAAATACGTTGAAAAGCCCTCGTGATTTTATCAGCTAATTCTTGGGCTGAGTTCTCCATGTTCGCAAATGCCTTATCCCATGCCAGCTGATATTCAGCAAACGCATCATTGAAAGCATCATCCAACAGGCCACCAGCACCTCCGCCAGAACCACTTCCACCGCTACCGGAATCTTTTTGCGAATTAACAACATTCAGGTTATCGAATTCTTGAAGGTTGTCTGCCATCTTCTTTGTGTTCTTTGCAGCATCACCGGTACTATCTGCAATACCGTCAGCAGCATCTTCCATATCCCCAAAATCCGTAGCCGCAGAACCAATTGAAGAACTAAAACCACCTATCTTTATTCCCAGCAAACCACCTATCCAAGAAAATAGCCTTTGTATGGCGATTACCAGCGCGTTTATGTATGGAAGGACTTTTGATACTATAGGCAGAAGCAAGTTACCTATTGTTCGTGCCAAATTTGCAAAATTAGCCTGTAACAGGCGTAACTGGTTTGCTGGCTGTCCTATCGTATCAGCCATATCACCCCACGCATATTTAGTAGATTGGAGTAAAATAATAGTCCGTAAAAGTGCCTTGTCCTGCTGTCCCAGTTTTGCAATTTTAGCATCTATACCTAACTCATATAATTTCTCTTGCAGATTCACATTACGAATATTGACACCGTACTTATCCAATGTTCGGCTCATACCGACCATGCCAGATGCCATATCCTGCCATACATCCTCAAACTTAAGATTCTTTACGGAAGCTAAATCCGCTCCAATCATAGTAAGGGCATTGGATAACTTCAAAGCAGTTTCAGAAGCAACACCCATAGAGGATGCCATTTGACCAAAAGTAGCTTGATAATTCATAAGCTTTTCTGGGTCCAATCCAAGACTGGGCATTCCAGTTGCTATTAGATTCCCATATGCATCTGGTTGAAATCCTGTCATTTTACCTGTCAATGCTTTTGCTCTCTCACTGAAAGATTTAGCATAAGCTTCAGCAGACTCATAACCAGCTTTCTTCCACTCTCCTGCCGCATTCCCAGCGACCTGCCCCCATGCAGCGTCAAAATAATTCAATGTCTCAATATAATCCATGGATGATTCTGTGGCCTTCCACAATGCTTTGGCTCCACGAATCAGCAAGAAACACTTGGCATAGAACATACCAATTTGGGAAACTAAACCTTTTGTAGCTTTGGTCGCTCTACTTGCGCTACTGGAATATAAGTTTAATCCTCGGTACATCGCCGTCGATGCACTGCTAACCCTTGAACCATTTCCGGCCAGGTTAGCCAGAGCTGTTGTCATTTGTATAAGATTTTGGCTTACAGCTGGTGCATGGGATAATGTTGCCATTAATTGGGTCAATGCCGTACCAAGTGCCTGAATATTAGGAATCGCCGTTGTGGCCGCCTTGCCTCCCAGTTTAGTAATGGAAGAAACAAGATTAGCCAGACTGGTTGTATCAAAGCTAAGTGAACCTATCCCATTCAAACCACTCACGAATCTCAATATCTGGTCCTTTATCGGTTTCAGATTTGTTGCGGCCTGTGTTGCTTTTGCACCACCTAATCTGGTAATATTGCTCACAAGATTATTAAGCCCAGCAAAATCGAACGCGACACTTCCAACAGTATTCATACTCGTAATGAATCCCCTTAAGGCTGTGGAAATCTGCGGAAGATTCTTGACCGACTGCGTAGCATTTGTGCTTCCAAGTCGGCTCACGCTATTTACCAGCGATACTAGTCCATTCGCATCAAAAGTTAAACTTCCGGCACCATTCATTCCAGTAATAAAATCTTTCATACTGGTTTTCAGAAACTCCAAATTCTGCGTCGCCTCTGTCACTGTTGCCCGCCCTAGTTTGGATATGGCATTGGCTATGTTAGAAATCCCATCAGAATCCACATGAACATCATTAAGCCCCATCATATTAGCTGCAAATGTGGACATGGCCTGAGCTGTCGCTGCAACTCCCTGGGCATCTACTGTTGCCAGTTTATTCATTCCAGTAGCAACTCTACTAAAATCTGCCGTCTTTGTTCTGTTATTAAAATTCTGAATGGACGCCGATATCTGATTAATTCCGGAAGCAATATTACTTACATTGGACATTTCCAGACCAGTAATTGTGGACTGGAGTTTCATCATCTTTGCAATGAACTTATCCAATTTCGCATCTGCGCTCTGCGTACTAGCGTCTATTTGGACTTTTAAATCATCAATTACATCTGACATGATATTCACCTACCTTTTCTGCATATAAAAAAAGGCGGGTAACTGCTTTAGTCACTCGCCCTATTGATTTATGGAAACTATGTTGTTAAAATAGGCAAATAGGCTGTAACACCTACATGCCCTCATTTTTCTTTTTCACATCTTTCTCAAACGAATCCGCAAAACCAAGGAATTTTTGCAATTCTTTATCTTCTTCCTGCCGCCTTTCTTCTTCCGTCATAGGAATTACCCGATATGGCTTTTCAGGGTATTTTCCTTTTCCTTTGCGTTTAACGAAAGGCATCATGTTACATACAGTTGCATCTAATGCCGCCATAACAAACTGACCCATCATCCACATTTCATCACTTCGCTCTTGCTGTTTCTGTCCATATGCTTTAATAAACGGAATCAGTTTTGTTGGATTGAGGTGCCAGAACAATTCATAAGGGACACCTATTTTTAGCGCAAGCGGAAGATAATGCTCCCAAATTATTTTGTGGAAGTTGACTTCCTCTTTCGGTCTGTCGGAACTTTCGGTAATGTGGACTGTTCTGTCTCCTTTTCTGCTTCCTTTATCGCCTTCTCCATGGCCTCTGACATTTCCTTCAGATACTTGTCCAGGCCGGTAAGTTTGAAAAAACCATCTTCCTCCATACATCCTTTCAAGAACTCATACATTCCCAGAAATGATGCGCGGTCATCATCCGGATTTTCCTTTACAAACTGCTTAAACAACTGCTTTGCTGCTTTTTCATCTTTAACAGGATTATTTTCCAGAAGGCCCGCATAAAAGCAAGTAATGGACAGAGACGCCATATCGGAAATCATATCAGCTGTTCCGTCCATCATGGCCACCGCCATTTCAGCCTTTCCCTCTTTTCCAGTGATTCCACGCTTCATAATGTAGCCTCCAGAAACCACTTTAAAAACTTTGTCCACACAAGCCTTATATTCTGCTGCTTCAAATGAAAACTCTACTTTATATTCCTTTCCACCAATTGTTAATATTCTCATGTTCATTTACCTCCCAGTCTTTATTATGCCGATTACGTATCTGATGCTTCTGTTGGTTTAATGGCTTCTGCCCATCCAATCTCTCCGGTCGGAGTTACAGAAACGCTGGTGTCCCATGGAGAATCCACATCCGCTGCTGCCCATCCCATTCTGGTCGGTGCGCAGGTGAAGAAAAAGCTCTTGCTCAGTCTTGGATGGTAAAATACCAACCACAAACGCTTGTCTGATGCAATAGCTGTTTCATACTTATCGCAGATGTCCTCCCACATGTCCAAGAATACCTGAGACATTCCGAAGGTAATTGCCAGTGCCCCTCCGACATCCTTCAAACCTTCAATGTATCGCTTCCACTCGGTATCGTTCAGAGATGTTACGTCATAGGTGCCGACCTCCGGGTTGAAATCCGGAATGGATCTCGGGTTTGGAATGTCGATGAATGCATTAGGCTTCGTTCCCGCATTAGTCTCAATCCCATATCCAACGTGAATGCCGGCAGTGCTCAAATCAATAGCTTTAGCCATGGTTCATATCCTCCTTAAAATTTGGCATTAAAAAAGAACCACACAGTTTCCTGCATGGCTCAAAGTTATTTAGTTGCTATATCACATCGCCCTCGCAATAGGTTCTTCGGAACCTTGCTATCCAGCGATATGCTTCTGTTGTACTGGACCGTTCTATTTCAGTCGGACCGTAATTCATTGTAAATCCCATCTTCTGCATAAGGTCAGCCGCCAGAAAGATTAGCTGCTTCGCTTTGGTACTTGAAGTAGAATCATAAATGGTAATCTCAAAAGCAGCTTGTATGGCGCATTGCTTATTCTGCAAGGAAGAACTGGTTGTTGGCTCCCCCAATGTTTTCATGTACAAATACGGAAATGCCGATGGAGTGTCATTTTTTGTTGTGCCGCTTCCTTTGAGATACTTTTTCATCTGTGAGTTGTTCACTAGCCTGGAATAGACCAGCGAAGAAATATCAATCATCGAGCAAATACCTCCTTTGCAATTGTCGCCACTTGCTCCCGGATAGCTACGGAAGAGTTATACATAGGCATTGTGGCTTTTGTACCATGGGTGTAATGCCACTTCTCATCTTCTCCCCAGTAGTACCAGCCATCCTCAAAGGCATGAATTTGTCCGGGGAAAGTACCGATTCCATACCCCATCTCTCCGGCTTTCGGATTGTCTGACGGATTGTAGAACACGCCTGCGCCGAACTCGACCAAGAGTAAAGTAGAAACTGTACCGTAATCATTTGATTTCGTCTGGCCAGAAGCAATCAACATGGCCTTGCATCCTGCCTTTGACGGCTCCATATCAATCCGCAGGGAAATTGTCTTGCCCAACGGCGATTCTCCGACTTTCGCCTGCGCTACGGTTAATCCGTCTTCTGCCAACCGCTGGCACAGCAGTTCAGCCTTACGGTGCAAGTCCTGTTTGTAGTCTTGAAGCTGGTTAATAATGTTCTGGATTCCTTTTGAGGACAGCTCTCCTCGGATTACTCGTTTTCCCATACAAGCACCTACTTAAGCAACGGAGACAATGGCATAACCTTATCATAGGTTTTCTCAAATATATCCGGCTTGCATGGGTACAGTTCGCCGTTTACACCCTGAATGATGTAATCTCCCACACCGGCATGATGGACACCCTCAAGCGTTTTAATAAACAGCTCTACGGGCGGCGAATCACAATCCATGCTGTCATAGTACATTACGCCATCTTCAAAAGCCTTTATCGCCCATTCCGGCACATACCACTTGCCGTCTTTTCCTTTTAAATCGCCATCATATTGAAATGCTTCAATCTCAACGGGTTTCTTCCTATATTTAGCCATTTGCACTTCCCTCCGTCACTTTCCGAATCGCATACAGAACCGAGTTCAGGCTCTTTGCAACCTTCACAACCTTATAATCGGCGGTGTTCGCCAAATTGCCGCCAGCGTCAAATTCTGGCTTCTTATCCACGAACAGCACCGATAGTTCATCAATCGGTAACGTCATATCGCAGGAAACCATCGTCTTATCATATGACAGGTCAATGCCAAACGGATCAGATGAGCTTTCTCCTCTGGCCGCTGACACATTCGCCCGGAACTGCACTGGTGCAGCATAACCCACCTTAGTTTCCCCTGTCAACAACGGCTCTCCGGTTACTGGGTCGATGACAATATTTCCGTCCAAGTCCATCTCATAGACCGGTATATTGCTCTGATAAATCTGATAGTATAATGTTTTCTGGTTGCGTTTTAAACCTCTCATTTTACCCCCTTGACAATTACCACATTCTACTCTATAATAAATTTATTGAATTCATTAAATTTAATAAATTTAGAAAGTGAGGAATTTACTTATGAAAAAAAAAGTACCTGCAATTAACTTTTCTTTACCGGAACAGGTTGAGAATATGACTATCGGTGACTTGATGAGACTACCAGACACGGAAATCAATTATTCCAACAATAAATTCACTGCAAGAAGAAAATCCTCTGAGGGCACAACCGTTTTAGAGTTTTCACAGGCTCCAAGCGGTCGAAAAAACATGAAATTATCCTCTGCGCCTGCGCCAGGGAAAAAAAGTGAATATTTGCCTGATATCCTTGCCATGAAAGCCCAGGGGATGAAACAGAAAGACATTGCATATGAACTCGGAATATCTCCTGCATATATAAGTGTGCTTTTAGGAGGCAAAAACTGAGAGAGGGTAACCTCTCTCTTTATTCAACCATCAACCAATCCTCTGCCAACACATCACGAATAGACGGAACCCACATAACATGAGAACCATCAACCGTGTTAATCTGCAAATACGGCTCGCACCGGAAAAGTTCTCCTTCTTTCATTCCCCACGCCTCGGCAGTCTGCTTGTTGCACGGGATTCCATCTGGATATCCCTTCTGGTAGACCACAAACAGCCCCTTTCCATTCCAGCCTTTACGGGTCATTTTCACACCGGATTTCAATGCTTCTACTGCCGTACCGAAGGATACCAGGCATTCTTCACTTTCAGCGTAATCCTCAATCACATCAATGCCGTATTCAATGGCACAGGTGTTCTCAATCTTGCACCCTCTGGCATTTTCCCATCCAGGAGCGAAATAAGCTACATCAGCGGTCGCCAGCAGTTCAAGTGATTTTCCCAGATACCAGAGGGGTCTTGCGTCTGCCGGTACGTTCTGGAAGAAGGAATCAATAACTTCCACAGGCTCTCCCAGATACTCTCTTGCACTCTCAATCGCCTTTTCTCTTACGACCAATATTTCCTCGTCAGTTTTACCTTTCATGGGCTGACTGATAAATAACTTTTTCATTTTGATTTACCTCCACAAATTTCCTCATAAATCGCTTTAATCACTCTTGCGTCATACAGCGCATTGTGCTTAACGCCTGAAATCTCACCAGAACACAACTCCGCAACAATTTCCTCTCTGGACTTGTCAAAGGCTTCTCTTTCAGAAATACTATAATGCCGGGAAATATCCTGATTAATGTCATGACAACTGGCCGACACGTTCTCCGGCAGGTCAAACGCTGTGCCGAAAAGGTCAATCAGAAGGACAAAATCATAATGGCAAACGTCAGAAATGAACTGGACAGAATCGAATTGCTTGAGCCAATCTCTTAACTCAACAGCAATCAAATCCCTATTTCCTCTCATAATCGTGCAATATCCGTTCATTCTGACACACGCTTCTGTGGACTTTAACTGTTCAGAAGCATAATGCACCCACCTGTCAATTCCGTCTTTTGAAACAATCAAATGCTGGATAACATTTTCTCGAATCCAGTTATTGCATTGAGTTTCATCGTAATCAGTGAACTCAGCATAAAATGTCTTACCGTCATCTGCCACGCAACCAAGGCTTATCAGCGTTGTGTCTTTATGTAATCCTGTAAACTCTGTATCGAAAAATATCTTCATCGTTACCTCCACTACCTCCACAAAAGAAAAGTGCGCTTGCCCACCACCATTCACAGCGCACACCCTGCGTCCAGCCGGGGAGGTATCGACCGGACACGCTCCGTCTTTTAAAAGGAGAGTCAACTTTTGGAATTACATACGGTTCAGAAAATTTTTGCCATCGGGACAACATCAAAATAGATATCGTCTTCTTTCTCATATGCTCGGCTGATTCCATTCTCGCTGTGAGAGCTTTCACCATCAGCCCCTTGTTTCGCCCAATAGTAAACAGCGGCGGCAAATATCGTATCACGATACCGCTCAACCGCTGTCTCTTTCTCCGTGTCCGTGTATCCAAACGGATACCGCTTCGCACAAACCTTTCGGATTGCTCTCTGGATTAAGATGAACAGAACCGACAAATCTTTTTCGGCTACCTCGTCACCAAGATATGTAATTACATCATCCAGAATCTCCGCTTCCACTCATTTCACCTCACAATCAGCCTGCCTTTGCGGTCACCGTTGTGCTACCGGCTTTCAGAGCCTTGTATGCTGAATCGCACTCAACTACAGTAATGGTCTTTCCAGTCTGCGCTGTAATGTCAGCAGAGCCATCCCATGCAGTCCAGGTCTGGACATTCTGACCGAAAACAACAGCGGTTTCGGAATCACCTATTTTATACTTATATGAATTTCCGCTTGCCTTTGCCGGGGAAACAGTCAGTTTCGTTGCTCCGCTTGCAGAACCGGCGGATGATTCCACAGTCAGAGTGCCAAGAGTGTTCTCAGCAGTAGTAACCGTAGCGATTACCATACCATATACGTCCGGAAGGACCGGGATAAACATACCAGAAGCTTTCGTCCATTTTGCAACAGGGTCTTCGGTCGCCCACATGGTCACGGTTACAAACATTTTCTGCAATGCTTCCTGGAATGCAGCATACTCAGCCTCCTCCGGAGTCGGTCCCCACAAACCAGTACCAGCCCTACCAGATACATCCGCCGTATAGAAGGTAACCTTGTCCTCATCGAAGTAGCGACCATTCACTCTGGAACCATCAGCCTTGATGTAGGCATATCTTTCATCACAGGCAGCAATTTGAAGGCCGAACTCCTCCATGATGATAGACCGAAGTTCATTCATGGTAACCAGTCTACCCGCATTGATATTACCGTAGATTGCGGATTGGATGCCCTTGTTCTTTCTCATGCGCTGAATCTGGGTATCAGAGGTCAGCATTCTGGACGGAATTTTACCCTCATCCTTCAGCATTTTAACTGCCTTCATGATGTCACCAAAGATATCATATTCTGGGTTAGACCAATCACCAAAAGTGATTTTATGAGCCACAGGAACACCAAAATCAATCACCATATCCAGATTGTTTTCCTTGATTTTCATTACACCACGGCTCATTGCCTGACCTTTGGCAATCTTGGTACGGGTAACAACGCTCTCGGACAGTCTGCCCATATCGTCAAATACCCAGTTCACCAGACCGTTATCATCCGGCACACCATTGTTGATATACATCTGAAGCTGCTCGGACTGGTTGATTTTCTCCTTGATAAACAGTTTCTCAGTCAGAACCTTCTCGAAAGTTGGCCTGGTACCGATGTGCGCCTCGGAGTCCAGCGCATGCACAAATGCAGGAGTCGGCAAATTCTGTCCCTGCATCAGCCGATAATACTCAGCCTTGAAGTGCTGTGTCTTCACGTCCGGGAAAATGGTATCCAGAACAGTTGGCCTTGCAACGGAGAAGTTCTGAGAAAAATTTAATCTCTCTGTAACATTAATTGTATCTAATACATTAAATGGCATCTTTACACCTCCAATTAAAATTCACATTCTGGAGCATCAAGAATTACAAATCCTTTTTTCTCCAAAGCTGTCTTGGCTTCGCTGGACAACGGCGTCTTTAATCTATTTTCATAGATTCTTCCAGCTTTGATAATGCTGGCTGGACGATTTGTATCGTCAGTCATATCAACGGTTTCAAACACGATACCGGTTGCCGTGTCATCATTCGAAGGGAACGCAGTACCGCCATAAATCAGTTTCTTGTTTCCTACGGTGGTTGCCATCGTCTGAGTAACCATCTCGGTTTTCTGAACCAGACCAACGGCAGATTCTAAAAAATTCGGCAGGCTATATCCCTGCTCAACCTTCATGTAAGCCATGTCATATCCTCCTTAAAATGTCATTGTTTGAGTCGGCACCGAAACCGGAGTCGGCTGTGGGTTATGTTCCTGCGAATATTTCTTCGCATATTCAGCGGCCGCACTCTTATCTCCGCCTTTCGGGTCCGGGTCGCCACCACCACCCGGATTCGGAGTTTTGTCAAAAGTTTCTTTCTGCCACTGGGTCTTGTTCGCTTCGTCGCGTTTGGAGATTCCATTGACAAAAGATTCTGCGCTGGTCTTTGCCGCCTCCAAATCAAGCCCGGATAATGCGCCAATCATCCCGGAAAACTCCTCGCCGGAAAGGTTTGCTTTTGCGAAAATCGCTTCGACTGCGGAAGTTGTAAGCTGCTTCTGTAAATCTGCCGTTCTCTTTTCCGCTGCCTCTCTGGCTTTCTTCTCCTTTTCCAATTCGGTAAGATTCTGTTGCTCAAGACCATCAAGTTTGGTTTGCAGCTCCTCCGCCTTTTCAGCTTCTTTTTTCCATTTCTCAGCGTCTTCCTGATATTTCTTTACTTCTCCATTGTGCTGATTTAGGTAATTGGTTACCTGCTCATCAGTAGGCTCCTCGACGCCAAGCGCAACCAGATTCTTCTTTGCCTGTTCTCTTGTCATGTTATTCCCCTTTCTAATCCACGCTTTTGATTACGCAGGTTGCTCCTGCCGGATTCTACCATTTAACGGATGGCTCCATATTTTGAATATAAAAAGAAGAAGTCTACTCGACTTCCCCTCTTTTAACTGAGTTATTCTGTTTTTCAAGAAGCGCTATCGCTCTCTCTTTTTCTGCCTCAGCATCAAGCTGAAGCTGTGTCTTGAAAATAGTATCCATGTACGGCTTACTTTGCGTCCAAACCTTTTCCGGGTCACCAAACAGCCCGCATACAGTAATTGCAATCAGCGGATGAATCTTATTTTTCAGCAAGTAATCCAACGATTGGGCCTTAACCAACATATTGTCAGTGGAATTTCTAGTGGTTTTCACATCAAAATCTCTGACAGTCAGTGGCACATCATTGGTTGTTTGCTTAATTACATTCAGAACGATTTGAGCATGTTTCTTTTCCGCTTCGATTGTGAACGGCTCGTCCAGCTTCGCTCTCTGCTCTGCAAAATCCCAACCATTTCTCAGATAAACCGCCTGTCCGGTATCACCGCCGGTATTCTGCTGCCGGTCTGGCATTCCTTCAACGACAAGTACCTGCCGATATACATCATCCTTGGCTACTTGCGTCTGCTGCTGATTCAATTCAGCCGTCATGAGTTTTACATCTGATTGCATTCCCTGACCGGAATCTTTAACCTCCACAGCACCAAGGTCACACATCTGTAAAAACTTCTTCTCATCAATCTCACAGTTCTTAAAAAGCATAAATGCCTGAATAAACTGCTCAATGCCATTCATCCTATCAGACTGCATTTTGTTAATCTGGTCGAGAAGCGTAATCACAATTTCAATGTCGGAGAGCCTGTCCGGATTATTCGGATACTCCACAATCGGAATACCGCCAAAACCATTTATTCCAGAATCAATTACTCTACCGCCTTTGATGATGAAATATAAATCATCCGAATAGCACTGATAATACTGTTCGTCCTTTTCATCCTTCAATACCTGAATGGAAAGCATATCTGAATCATCTTTGGCCGAATACACAACAATCGTATTCAGCGGATTCGGAATATGGATTCGGAACGGAACAATATCTGTTGACTTTCCTTTAAGCGTTACCTTGTAGGCAGTTCCAACGGCACTCTGAAAATTTCCAAGCTTGATATCTCTGGCCTGCCGATGAGCGTCCTTCATGTAATCATTTAGTTTATCCACGGCATCATTGATTTTTTTATCTGTTTTTCGGCTGACATACTGTATCGGCTCCCCATATGTCTGACTGGTACTGAATCGAACAATCTCAAGAGCATGATTTTCACAAGTCCTATTATTGATGTCAGGCCGCACTTTCTTTTCACGGTAATGAATCGGCTGGTCACCCTTGTAGTAATCGTAAAGATACCGTATCGCCGGTCGATTGTAATTCAGAACTGAAATGGCCTTACCAACGACACCAACAACATTTTCTTTGGTAATTCTATCGACATTCGTATATGCAATTTTTCTACCAAAATGTCCCTGGCATAAATCAATAAAACTATTACTGTTCATCAGCTTTTACCCTATTATGTCAAAAAAGTAAGGCCGTTGGAGGATTTTCTATATCCTTCAACGGCTTGCATTTATTTCAATATTAATAGTTATATCAAACATCCTTAATTTGATTTGGATGTCTCGCATATTTTTTACTAATACCATTTTACCATATCCTAAGTGGCATTTGTGGCAAAGATGAATAAAGTAGCAAGGTAATTGTTGTATCCACCCTCCAGGCTCCACAGGTTCATGGCACCGTCACCGCGCTTGATGGATACCCCAGGGAAGATATCAGAGAACACAATGCGGTTTTCATCTGCTTTCTCTTCCTGGATATCATTACGGACGTTCTTGGAGAACATGGTGGAAAGTGTCTCATTGTAGGAACCGGTCATGATTTTCTGCGTCTGGTCGTTGCCCAGTACCCATTCAACCAGTAGGCCAGCCGTGCGGCTTTTTCCATGCCTGGGGGGCTCGTTGACTATCATCACCTCATCATCAGACTGGATGAAGTCCTGGAACCCGTCGCATAGGTCTACCAGATACTTTCTGTCCTCCTTATAGAAGTCCGGGGCTTTAAGATTGCAATAAAAAAAGAACTCACGCCGTGCAAGCTCCATCTTCGCTCCCCTGATTATGGTTTCCCTATCCACCATGTATCAGCTTCTTCAATTCTTCGGTTGTCAGGCCGGCGTAAGGATTATTAATATCGACCTGGCCGGATAGCTCCACCTTGTCTTTGAACATCCCCAGATGGCGTCCCAGGAGCTCCAAGGCTCTTAACCTGTCATAGGTTTCCACGTTTATTCCAAACTTAGTTTCTTTGATTGCGGAGATAGCCGCCCGCTTCTCCTCTGGCAGTTCTTCGGTCGGGATTATTCGAACCACATCCCTTGTCTGCATCTGACCGGTATCAGGATCCACCACGTAAGAGTTGTTCCGTATAACCGGCTCCCGCACAACATGTGCAAAATCGGTTCCGTTTACGCTGGCAATCTTGCGCAGCTCCTCCAGCACCCAATCTTGGGTAATCTCAGTACGCTTTTCCCGTTCCTTCATGCGCTCCTGGATATATTCCGCAACCTTAGTATTTCTTAGCAGCTTACTACCGTTGACCGCCGCGGCCTCATCCTTCTTGCAGCTCGGATACGCAACCTTGTAAGCCCTGGTGGCATTAAGGTCAATCAGGTATTCATCTGCAAATATCTTCTGTTTTGGCGTTAATGCCATCTGGCTCACCTCCAATCGTTTTGGTAAAGAAAAAGAGCCGCCCGGAGGTGGCCCCTAATCATCGCCTTTTATATGATAAATTATGGCTTTTCTTCCTCATCTATCATTTCAAGAACTCTTGTCACAGCATATATATTGAACAGTTGAAAAATTGTAGAAACGAAACTAACTGTCCTCCACAGTATTATTCCAATAAAAATAAAATAAACCGCAATTAAACTTACTGCAATCACATTATTTACTATCATGTTTAAAAATAATGTAAAACTGTCAGGCAAACAAAACATCACTATTTTCATAATCAATGTTACAATTATCGCAATAACATACAATAGCATTAAATATACAAAATTCTCATTGATATCTTGTAATCTACTCTTTTCTCCTCCGTCACATACTTTTGTGTCTTTTAGAAGTTGAAGTAACATCTGTTTATTCATAAAGGCTTGTAGCAAGGAATATCCAGTGAAAATTACTCCGAAAAGTGCTAGTACAGCATTGCCAAAATAATAATGAATAGACGTTGCTTTTTTATTGTAGTCGGTGCATAATAATTCTATCACTAAAGAATGGATGTGTTATTATGCGAAGGAAAACAATTGATACTATCCCGGT